TTTGGTTAATAAGTTTTTTTTTCGTATATTTACATTCATGAAGAAAATTTTATTTATTTTGACTATCGTTGCAACAGTTGCAATGGTATCATGTGGTTCAGGGTCTACCGCAACTACAAAAACTGACTCAACTGCTGCAAAAGTAGATTCTACAAAAACTGATTCTGCAAAAGTAACAGTAGATACTACCGCTGGTGGTGCTAAAGCTGAAGCACAAGTGAAGTAAAAAATTGGGCCAGTTTTACTGGCCCTTTTTATTTAAATTAATTTTTATGGAAAAAGAATTTATAGGAGATTTAATTCTATTACGTGGTATTCCTGGATCTGGTAAATCAACATTAGCTGAAATAATATTAGATACCCCACAAAATTCAAAATCACACATTTTATCTGCCGATGATTTTTTCACTGATGAAGACGGGAATTACAATTTCGATGCAAGTAAGTTAAAAGTAGCACATAACAATTGCCAATTTAGATGTTATGAAAAAATGAGGCAAGGAATAAAAAGGATTGTTATTGCAAATACATTCACTCAAGAATGGGAAATGAAGGAATATTTTGAAATGGCTAAAACTTACAATTATCGAGTTCACACTATTATTGTTGAAAATAGACACGAAGGTATCAACCAACACGGAGTTCCTGATGATAAGTTAGAAGTTATGAAAAAAAGATTCGAGATTAAATTATAATAATTTTGAAATAGGAATACTTTGTTTTATATTTGTTGACGAATTATGACAATTGAAATTTTAGAAAAATATTACCAAGATGGTTTGTTGCATAAACAAACCCACCCAACTTTAGATTTAACTATTTGGAATTATTCTCCAAAAGTTCAATACGAAAAGTTATGGGATGAAATTACTATGCAATGTCGTGGATTGGTAACTGATTCAAAAGGTCAAATTGTTGCAAGACCATTCAAAAAATTTTTTAATTACGAACAACACAAACCAGAAGATATTCCAAATGAAGATTATGAAGTATATGAAAAAATGGATGGATCTTTAGGTATTTTATTCAATTATCAAGATGAATGGATAATGGCCACTCGTGGATCATTTACTTCACCACAAGCAATTAAAGGAAAAGAGTTGTTGGGAAAATACCCGTTAGATAAATTAAATAAAAATAATACGTATTTATTTGAAATTATTTATTAGATTTATCCATAAAATAGTGTTGTTTTTAATTATATTTGATATTTATATATAAAGAAACAGATATGAATTATGAGGCGTTTGTATATGAATGGTATAATTTGACTAATGGTAAATCATATATTGGTTATCATAAAGGAAATATAAATGATGGGTATATTTCATCATCACATAATCAAGATTTTTGGAATGATTTTAACAATCCAAAAATGAAGTGGGAAAGAAAAATCGTAGCTGAAGGAACAAAAGATGTGTGCTTACAAATTGAACAAAGGTTATTAAATGAAATTGATTTAAGAAATAATAAGTACTATAATAATGCAAGAGGTTCTGAAATAATTTTCACAAAAGATGTTTTAAATAAAATGTCGAACTCTCATAAAAAAAGATGGGAAATTATGAGTGATGAGAAAAAAATAGAACGTGCAAAAAAAATATCGGAATCAAAAAAAGGTATTCCTTGTAGTGAAGAAACAAAAAAGAAATTAAGTGAATTATTAAAAGGTAAAACATTTATTGAACGATTTGGTAAAGATAAAGCAAAAGAAATTGGAAATAAAATTAGTGAGATAAACACCGGAAAACATTATCATAGTGAAGAACATAAACAAAATCTACGAAAAAAATTAATAGGTAATAGTTACGGAAAAAATCAAACTGAAGAAACAAGAGATAAAAAACGAATTAGGATGTCTCAACTTAATTTAGGTAAAACCTTATCCAATGAAACAAGAAAAAAAATAAGTGAAAATAAAAAAGGAATACCATCCTTAAAAAAAGGTGTTCCAAGAAAAAAAGTAACTTGCCCATATTGTAATAAAGAAGGCGGTGAAGGTTTAATGCACCGATGGCATTTTGAAAATTGTAAAAACAAATAACCTATGAAGACAGCAATGACAGAATTAATTGAATATTTAGAAAAAGTATATAATGTTACAGAAATAATTGATTGGGATGAATATAAAATAGAATTATTTGAAAAAGAAAGAGAGCAGATAATAGATGCTGCAGCAAACCATTGCTACCCAACCGAAGGGGAAGCATTAATGTATGCAGAACAATACTACAACCAAACCTATAACCAAAAGAAATAATAACTATGGGAGGACAAAATAGAATAGTTGTAGATTACGGAGATTACGAAGGATTAGTTCTTTTGGGTGCATTTGACACTAAATCAGGTGTTGAGATTGGTAAAACCGAATTAGAAAAACTTGATAGTTTTGAAGTTGTGAAAACGTATAAAACTTGGGGTGAAGGTTATGATTTACTTAAAAAAGAAATATCAAAAGATAAAGAAGGTTATGTAATTCGTTTCAAAAGCGGATTCCGAATGAAAATCAAAGGATACGAGTATATACGATTACATAAATTATTAACAGGTATTTCTTCAAGAGATATATGGGAACATCTTAAAGATGATAAATCATTAGATGATATTATTAATGATGTGCCTGATGAATTTTATAATTGGGTAAAAGAAACTATTACTGATCTACAAAATAAATTCGAAACGATTAAAAACGATGTAGAAAAAGACTTCAAAGAATTAATAAACAAAAAAGAATTTGCAGAAAAAATAAAAGATAATCCGAATAAATCATTTTTATTTAAGAGACTTGATTCATATTCAAATCAATTAGATGAAATGATATGGAATTCGATTTATCCAAAATATTCAAAACCATTTAAAAAAGATGAAAATTGAAAAAATGAGATTATACCTTGATGATGTAAGAACGCCTAAAAATGATGAATGGATTGTAGTTAGAAATTATGATGATTTTGTTGCTACAATAAAATTAAAAAGTTTAGAGAACTTTGAAGTCATATCTTTAGATCATGATTTAGGTGACGAAGCTATGACTGAATACTATAATAATGTGAAAGAAAATTATACTTTAGATTATAATAATATTCACAAAGAAAAAACAGGATACGATGCTGCTAAATTTTTAGTAGCTGAAAGTATGAATAGAAAAGTGCCTTTACCACAAATTTATGTTCATTCTGCTAATCCTATAGGTAGTACAAATATGATGGAATACATAAACAATTATTTGATGAATTGCGGTAGACCACAAACTTGTATTAGAGTCCAAATAGAACACACAATAGAAGAACATATTCAGATGTCTCCCGAAGCAAGAGAAGCTAGATGGAAAAAACCGAATCAATAAAATTACTTAAACCCAGCATATGAAAAAAACAAGAAAAACCATCAGTGCATACAAGAAATTACATATCAAAGGAATCTATCAAGATTTTACAGATTTTTATGATATTAATAAAAATAAAATATATAATGCAATGTTCGATGTGTTCGAAGGATTTAGAACCACAACTGAAAATGATTTGACCCTTTATATTTCGGCCATAATCAAAGGTTTGGAATGGGATACTGTATTTAAATTCAACAGAAAAGAGGTTTCAGTTCTGATGAGAGACATATTACCATATTTTGAATCTATCGAAAATTATGAAAAATGTGCGGAAATAAAAAATCTTTATTTAGAATTGACTAATGAAAAAGAAATGAGTATACTTTAATTGTATCTGGAGAGGTACATTTATTTTTTGTCATATCCCTGATGTTTTCACACCAGGGATTTTTTTATAATACAACTCTTGATCCAATTAAGAAGTTGGAAAGATATTGTGTTTTTGGTGTGGTGCTCCCTTGTAATTTATAATTAAAACTAAATCCGAATCTCTTGCTTATTTTATAATCGGCAGAAGTACCGATTAGAAATCCCATTTGTCTATTAACTGTTGATTCACCTGTGACGCTATTCCAAGCCAATGGTGAGAACATTGTGAATATTTGAGGGGATAATGTCAACCTCCTATTATATTGATAAGGCTTGGTCCAAAATGCAACTAATGATGTTGAACTACTATAATCAAATCTATTACCATTAGCTAAAAATAAATTAATCAAACCCACGTTGTAACCATATGTTCCATATTTCATAGTTGGCTTTATCCAAGTATAACCTAATAAATTCATATAGTTACCATTTAAATAAGCGAATGACGATGAATATGAGCTTATATTACTTAATTTACCGTTTTCAAAATTCATTCTTGTGTAACCACCACTCACAACAAATTGTTTAAGATTTGTATAAATCATTGATGTTGCATTCCAACTTTGGTCTCCCATCAATGATGATTTACTCACACCAACTGTCATAGCTGCTGTATAAGTTTTGTCATTCCCTTGAACTGTTGTCAAATCTGAAGCTAACAATAAAGGGTTAATAGCATTTTGTTCTTTTTTCTTTTTTTTCTCTTCTTCCTTTTTCTTTTTTTCTTCTTCTTTCTTTTTTTGTTGTTCTTGTTTCTTTTCATCGGATTTTTTACTATCTGAAGATTTTGAATCGGATGATGATTTACTATCAGATGAAGACGATGAACTTGATGATTTACTATCTGAACTATTGGATGAAGAACTTGATGAGTTACTAGACGAACTTGAAGAACTACTTTGAGAAGATGATGATTGAGGTGGTGTGTCTCCTCCACCTGAGGATTGAGTACTTCCGCCACTGTTTCCTTGATCTCCTGAAGATTGTGAACTTCCTCCTGTTGAAGCACTAGTTGAAGCTCCGCTTGATGCACTTGAAGAAGCTCCTGACGCTGCCCCACTTGCTGAGGAAGAAGCTGCACTACTTGCTGATGATGAGGCACTACTACTTGCTGAAGAGGCAGCTGCGCTTGCTGCTGAACTGGCTGCAGAACTGGCCGCTTGAGATGCCGCTTGAGAAACTGTTGATGTAATAACCTGTGTAGTTGTTTGACTTACAGGACAAGCCATAGTTTGATAAGTCGCATAGGTTGTCATCAACCAAGCCTGTAATTGTCCTGTTTGTACTTGAAGTGGTGTAAAAGTTTGTATTTGATTATAAAATGAAACAACAGCATTACCATTAACGTATGTTGTAGTGGCTTTAACAGTTTGTCCAGTACACTTATCAATAAACGTTTGGGTATATGTTTGCCCTTGTACCTTACCACATAATATGAATATAAGTACAATGGTTAGGAGAGATAACCATTTTTTTGTCATAATTATAAATATACCTTATACCTATTAATCTTTATTTAATAGATGATCTACCACCACATATGTATGTCTTATGAATATCAAAATTAATACTCCCATCAATACATAAAAAGATTGCATTTGATAATTGAAATACACATATCCTACCCCGAAAAATGCTAATATTACTAATATTGTGACTAATACTGTTTTTAATTTATTTTTTGTCATATTTTATCCTTTGTAAATACCTTTTTTTATCATCCTACCTAATATTCTGGCACAAGCAATATCCAAAGCTTTTTTAGTTGCAATACTAATTGTTGACTGATTGAATTTAACAGGATCAACAGTAGCATCACTCATAAAAGTTAATTCTCTTGTTGTTTTTGCTTCACCCAAACCCGAAGCTGCAATAATTTCACCTGTCTCAGCATCCGTGAATCTTACTTGTAAACCTATACGTGTAACTACCATATTTTTTACACCATTTTTTAAATTTACTTCTTCATCATCTGATACTGAATAATCATAACATTCTATTTCAACAAAATAATGAGCCAAACGTATTTTACCCCGTCCATCTAATTTATCTTGTGAAATTCCAGCTTGAGAAGCTTGGAATTGTTTAACCATACGGTTTTTTATTTCTGTTTTATCCTCGGTAAATGTGAAACGGTTTAAGTTTTCCAAGTACTCCAAAGTGATATTAGCTACCCCTAAGCCAACTCTCTTTTCTTTTAATTCAGGATATTGTTCATACATTTCATCACTAATTCCACACTTCAAAATTTGAATCGGTATAGTTTGACCGTTGTAATCCATATATTGAGATTTATCTGTTTTCGTTTCGAAAGATGCTTTATATTGTTCTGTAGATGTTTTTCCAATAGTTTGTGAACTACATT